ATGCAGCTTAATGATCACGCAATAGGAAATGACAATATAAACGCAGTGCCACAAATTTCTCTTGCTGAAAAAGGCAAGTGGATTGGCGAATTTAAACTGACAAAATATGATTTTACTTCATCGGATGGCGTTATAAATCACATAGCCCAAGAAGCTTTTGAAAAAGATTCCAAAGCTGGCATGTCTGATATAAATCTCAAAAATAAGTATGGCAGATTTCTCAAATCCTCAAAAGTAATTGGTAGAAACTTACTTACAAACTATGGCATCAATTCCATAATCTGGCCAGCAGTTGCGGGTGGAACGTATACCGCAATGAATAATGCAAATGCAAGGCTTGGTGTTGGAGATTCAACTACAGCTGCAGTTGCTTCACAAACTGATCTTCAAGCAGCAACAAATAAGACTTATCAAGCAATGGATGCCACATTCCCAACGCAAGGCATATCACAACTCATCACTTTTAGGGCAACATTTGCCGGTGGTTCTGCAAATTATCATTGGCAAGAATATATCTCCGATAATGGTACTTCGGGTCATGCAATGAACCGACTTGTTTCCGATCAAGGAACAAAAACCTCAGGACAATCTTGGCAGTTAACCCTTACCGTAACTCTTTCATAATATGTCAAAACAAATTTTTTCTGAAGTTTTACCAGTCGATTGGTCAGCAAATGGCGCACAAATTTTAAATTCTACAACGGAGGCTCTTATTTTTCCAGACTTTACAATTCCAGCTTTCTATATGAATGATGGTAAGTTTCTGCGATACACTGCATGGGGCAGTCTTTCAAGCGTAGTTACAACTCCAGGTACTTTACAATTTACTCTGCGCATGGGTGGTCTAGCTGGCACAATGATTGCGCAAACTGCTGCAATTTCTTTAAACGCAGTTGCTCAAACAAACATTTTATGGAACTTAATTTGTGATATTGTTGCTAGAGGTAATGGTACTGCTTCGCCAATTTTGGCAATAGGCGTAGTTACTTTAGCAGCTCAACTTGCAGCAAATAATAATCAACCAAATTTCATGTCTGCTGGTGGTGCATCTGCACCTGCAACAGTAAACATTGATACGACCCAAAATCAAGCATTATCCTTAACTGGTAAGTTCTCAGTAAGCACTGCAACCACACAGCTTACAGGCTTCACGCGAACAATTGAATCTTTGACTTAAACGTATAAAGCCTCATTATCTTTTCAATATAATTAGTCTGTATGGCTGATATTTTAGACCAAAAAAATTATTCTGGTTCTGTTGCTATTGGTTTTGGGGATGTAGGCAATGGGCGGGATTACATGGTGCAGGGGTTTTGTCCTGCAATCGATAACATTACGGCAGTTTCTTTCAAAATAAACAGTAAAGATGGCAATACAAACATAGGCTATAAAGTTTGGATTGATACCTGTGATGCAAATTCATACCCGACAAATGGTGTTGGTGGTATTGGCGGTTCAACTGAAATCACAAATGCTCAGTTAGTGGTTGGTACTCTCACAAAATATGCTCTTGCTACGCCTGTAAATTTAGTTATAGGCAATAAATATGTGATGTGTTTTGCGCCTTGGGATACAGTAAATCATGTATACGCTTCAAGCTATAATGACTGGGTTTCATCCACTAGTAATCCATATGCGCCATCGGGTTTTTCAGGCGCAAGACGTGTGCATCTAAACACTGGCTATACCAGTCCAAGCCAACCAGACTCAGGAAATGATGACATACTTTTTGAAACGTATGGTGCACCTGCATTTATGCCACAACGAAAAGAAAACAGACCAGCCATGTTTAAGCCTTTTGGTTGGAAAAGGTAAAAATATATGGCATTTCCAGCAATACGAACTTACATCATACCTCACCCACCAGTACAAAATACTGCTATTACTCCTAAGTCTGTTTCAGATAGTGGAGTTGGCACTGACGCTGTAAGTATTTTGGTAACTACAACTATTACTGATTCTGGTATTGGATCAGACAATATAAGCCTTTTGGCGCAAATTGCTTTACAAGATAAGGTTATATCCGACAACTTTGATGAAAACTATACCAATACAAGTTTTTGGACAACATACGGTGGAGATGCTCAGGTAAAGGTACAGAATAATGAATTGGAAATATCAACGATTGCAAACCAGAGTAATTATTTTGAGCTTGAAACTGTAGGGCAATATGATTTTTCTAACTCTTGTGTACAAATACAAATTGTGGATGCTGGAAACCAAGCACTTACCTCTTACGAAACAATCATGTACTTACAAAATAATGCCGATGCTACTAATAAAGTTTATTTCACTATATCTCAAAATCAACTCAATGTACGAAAAATAGTTGCCGGAACGAACTCGTTTATTACTGGTACTGCTTACTCATCTACAACAATGAAGTATTTAAGAATTAGAAGAAGCAATGGGACGTTTTATTTTGACTATTCTGCCGATGCAATTAGTTGGACAAACCTTACCTCATTTGCAGATCCTTTTACTGTAACGAATATGAATATTGGTTTGCAGGCTGGAAATTGGCAATCGGAAACTCAGGCTGGAACATCTAAGTTTGATAATTTTATTTTAACACTGGGTATGACTATTGATGCAGTTTCTGTTATTGAACAAGTTTCGCTTACAGATTCGGGAAGTGGTAGCGACACTACCAGCATTTCAGCGCAGATTGCTTTACCAGATAGTGGAACAGCCAGTGATTTTATTTCACTTCTTGCAACAATTGCGCTTTCTGACTTAGGAACTGGATCAGATTTAATAAGCATTACAGCCTTACTTATTTTATCTGATTCTGGAATTGCTAACGATGCGCTTGTTATTCTTGCTCAAATTGCTCTTAGCGATACTGGGGTAGCAAGCGAGGCGTTGGCTATTTTAGTCGCTATCGCATTATCCGACTCTGGAATAGCAAGTGAAGCATTAAGTATTCTAGTATCGCTTGCCTTAAACGATGGCGGTATTGCAAGCGATGTGGCAAGTCTTGTTGTACTTGCTAAACAGAATGATATTGGGATAGGGTCTGACTCTGTCAGCTTATTGATACAGACAGAAGTTGATGACACAGGAAGCGGTAATGATAGCTTAGCAATACAAGCACGAATACCGTTAAATGATACAGGTGCTGGCAATGATGCGGTACTGATTACTGAATTTCTTTCTCTTGTTGATAGCGGTTTAGGATTAGATCAGCTAGGTGTTATTGCAGCACTTGAAGTTGATGATTTTGGATCAGCAACAGAAACACTTGCACTACAAACATTTATCACTCTTACTGATTCTGGACAAGGAAACGATAGTATATTGGTAGTTTTTCAGCACTTTATTACCGACAATGGTTTTGCAATTGACCGACTTTCTTTTTTCAAAGGGGGCAGAGAGATTTACACATTTACCACGAAACCCTATGTTCGCTTAAGCGGCGGCCTCTACGTAAAAGATACAAACTAAAGTGTATAAGAAACTTCCTGCGGATCAATATAATTTGTTATGAATTATATTGCGCAATCAGATGTTGAAAGTTATCTAGGTGTTGCGCTCACAACTTCCGGAGTAAATACCTTTAATACCCTCTTGCCGCTTTTGCAGGATATGATTGATAGATACTGCAATAGGTCTTGGAATATAACGAATCCAATTACTGAGAGTTTTGATGCAATCGATCAATCGTCATTAATGGCGAACGACACATTTTTTCCAGCTTATCCACCAGTGCAAAGTATTGATTCTATAACAGTTGGCGGTGCTGTGTGGGATTTAACATATGTTTATAACTACAAAACTTATATCAAACTCTGGACGAAACCAATGACTGTTTTGTTACCAAATCCTCTTGGTTTTCAAAGTGTTGTTATCATCTATCATTCTGCTGTAGCTGGTGCAGTTCCAAACCAAGTAAAACTAGCTTTCATTGAATGGATAGCGCGAAAAATAAATACTGCAGCGGATGCAAATAAAGAGCTAACAAAAGTCCAAGCAGGAACTGTTCAAGCGCAATATGCGCAAGACAAAGTAGGCGGAATACCAGATTTTGTAAAGCTGGTGCTTGATCAATACAGATTACCAGCGATTGACCATTTTTAAGTTATGCCAAAATTACCAATTACCGATGTTGTTTCAATTTACCAACAGCAAAGAGCAGGCAACACAGAAAGTTACCAGAGTTCGCCAACGTACACGAATGTTAATGTTTGTATCTCGCCTACTGGAACGGATATTCAACCGGATTACGGCGATGTAGCAGCGTTTCAACTTTTTGAAATATTTTTGTATGACGCAACTCTTATTTTGCACAACGCCGATAAAATAGTAACCGTAAATGGGACTGAGTATATTCTTGATGGCAAACCGTATGTACTCAATAACTTAGGACTTGCGTATATAAGAGTATTAGGAAAACAAATCACATAATATGGCAGATTCAGATTATCAATTATCAGTAGATGTAATAGGCGCAAAAGAATTAAAAGATGCTATTGCCACTGTGGGTTCTGTGGCAACGCTAGCAATTATTAATGCGCTCAATAAAACAGCCTACGATTTAGAAAGGTTAGCACGAAGTAAAGCGCCACATAAAAAAGGAGGACTATGGAATAGTATCCATACTGATCCAGCAAAAGTAACCGGGACAAACATTGAGGCGAAAGTCGGCACGAACTTAAAATATGCGGTGTATCAGGAAAAGGGTACTGCCGCTCATACAGTTAGAGTGGTTAATAAAAAAGTGCTGTATAGCAAAGATACAAACACGTTTTATGGCAAGTCGGCAAACATACCACAAATGTCAGGCAAGTTTTACATGAAACAAGCAAGGGACGAAATAAAGCCAGAGCTGACCAATAATTTACAACAAGCAACAAAAATAATCATAGATCATTTATCAACAAAAGGAACGGAATAATATGGCGTTTGGATATAAAACAATTAAAGATCAACTTGTGGCAATTTTACAAACTGTAAGCCAGTTGCAAGTTGTCTATGGAAAAGAAGAAAAAGCTATAAAGCAATTCCCTGCAGCATGTGTTTCCGCAAAAGAGCATCAAGCGCAGTTTCATGATACTGTTTCAAATTTCAAACAGTACCAGCATTTTGTCAGACTCTACTTTCGTACAGATGAAGGAAATGATCCTGATTATGAAGATGTTTTAGAAACAACCGCAGATGCGGTGATCGCAGCAATAGAACATAACTTAACTTTAAATGACGTTGTCGATTGGGCGAACCCAACATCAGGTGCTTGGCGAAACGTTATAAAAGAAACGCCTGTGCGTATGCTTGAAATTGTTGTTACGTCAAAAGCTCGTGTTATTCGCTAATTCTTAAAAATGTATAAGCTACTTTATATTTTTCAGTACAATTGAGCAGACTATGAAATACCGATATACAGGCAATGACCAAAATTTACATTTACCTAAACATAACGTTTTTGTAAAAGGTAAAGGCGATATTGTTGAATCAAAAACAGAAATAAATCATCCTGATTTTGAACGAGTATCAGACAGCGAAGTTAAAAGAGTTGAAATTCAAAAAGAAGAAAAAAAAGAGGAAAAATAAACTATGAGCGCAGGTATTCAATCACAAATTACAGTTGTAAAAGAAACCACATGGGGTGTTCAAGTAACACCAAATAAATCTATTCCGGTTAGACCAACTGGCGGAATTGCTATCAAAGAAAATATTCAAATGATACCTGCCATCAAGGGACAACTGCAAAAAAACTACGCAGCAATCAAAGGCAAGACATCTTATGAAGGCGATTACACGATGGATATGTTTGCTGACTATCCTGGCCTTTTCTTACTTTCTGCGTTTGGCACTGATACTCCAGCACTTCATTCGGGAGAGTCAACGGTTTATGACCATGTATTTACTGAGTCGATACCAAAACCGTCTCTCACAATTGAGCAAGCGATTGCTGAAAACACAAGGAGATATTCAGGGTGTATCGTTTCTGGTTTTAAAGTAGAGGGGAAAGTAGGGGAAATGATTGAATTTACACCGACCATTTCTGCAAAAACACAAGCATCATCTTCTGAAGTTTCAGCAGCTTTTTCTACGGTTCAAGCATTTAATCATACGCAAATGGTTATCAAGATCGGCGGTACAGTTATTGGCGAAGTTGAAAACTTTGAACTTGATTTCAAAAATGGGCTTGAGATGGTATATGCGTTAGGTAATGTTGAACCGTCTTTCAACTCAATTGCTGGCGGCTCAGAAGTTTCCGGCAAGATTGAATTATATCTTGACGCAACAACTATTGCAGAACTTACAAATTATATTAATGCGACAAACAGGAGTCTTGAATTTATCGCAACTGGTGGTGCAATTGGGAGTGCTGCTAATTATATACTTGATCTTTTAGTACCAAAAGCAATTTATACAGCTGGCGAAACAAAAGTAACTGACTCACACAATCTTTTATCAATTGAATTTAACGGTATTTTTGACACAGGCGGGACAAACAAACTTCTTGCCTGCACACTGACAAACTTGTTAGCAAGTTACTAGAATTATGGATGATTTAACACTTACTACCGCCAACAAATACACTGTTACCTATCATGCTTTTATAAACTATGATCAGTTTTTGGAAGTCCAGAGGGCAATGGCAGATAATACGCAAATTGACACAAGTAAAAAAGATGAGGATGGTAATGTTATATTGCCAGAAGGTATAGGTTTGATTTCAACTGGGAGAATGTTTGACTTTCCAAAACTTTTGATAAAATATTTAGTTGTCAAAATTGCCAATGAAAAAGGTGAAGAAATAAAAAGAGAGCAAGACAGTCTACCTCTACCGCCACAAGACAGCAAAGAGATTATGGGAATATTAAGTGGGATATTTAATGAAGCTGTAGAAGTGTTTGAGGATAAAAAAAAAGTGAGCTAATAGTACTCTCCTCTTTCAAATATTGGTATTCCCAAACCCCATTACCCGCAAATGACAAACTCTTAGTAGTGCATATTTGTGATGTGCTTGACCTTACTTATACTGAGTATAAAAAACAACCTGCGTGGTGGCTCAAAATGTATTATGACTATATGATTGGTAAAACCAGAGCGCAAAACACAAAACCGCCAAAATAATCTTATATCTTTTGTATAAGAAAGACCTCAATTCTCCATAAAATAACATAGTATGGATGGACAATCACTTCTTGAAATAATTCTGCGAGCTAGAGATGAAGCAAGTAAAACAATTGAAGGTGTTGGCAAGCAAGTTGATCAAACGAGTAAAACTACTGCTAATATGGCAACTGCTTTCAAAGTTGCTGGTGGTATTATGCTTGGCGTTGGTCTAGCTGGTGTTGGAGTAATGAAAAGCTGGGCTGATGCAGCAAGCGCACATCAGACAGCAATGGCATCAGTTGATGCAACACTCAAAAATGTTGTTTCCTCGATGGATATAACAACAACTGCATATACAGGACAAACTGTAGCAATAGGTTCAAGTAAAAAAGCAATTCAAGAACAGGTACAAGCCCTTGAGTTACAAAAATCCCAGCTTAGTCTCTCAAATCAAGAAACAACACAATCAATAACTGTCACCACGGGACATGGAAAAACACTTAAAGAACATACAAAAATAGTACATGAAAACGCAGCAGAAACAAAAGCACAAGTTGATGCGATTGATCAGCAGATTATAGACCTCAAAAAATCAGAGTTAGGAGTTAGCAGCGCATCTACTGCCACAGCAAAAGCAACTGTTATCAATACAGGTCAGGTTGTATCTCTCAAAATGCTGCAAGACATGACTGACCAAGTATCAAATAGCTATCTCAAACTTGGTTTTTCAGAGGATGAAACAGCAGCATCTTTTGCGCAGGATGTCAGAGTTACCAAAAACGTTGCAGATGCGCAAACAATGCTTTCTACAGCAGCGGACTTAGCAAGACTCAAACATATTAGTTTAACGCAGGCTACTACCACTTTGACAATGGGATATGAAGGACAAACAAGGGTACTTAAACAGTTAGGCATTGAACTGGGAAAAGGTGCAAAAGGTATGGATGTAATCAATGCTGCTCAACAAGCCGCTAAAGGACAAGCAGAAGCATTTTCACATACCTATGAGGGTGCATCTCAGGTGCTGGGCGTTGAATTTGAAAAACTACAAGCAACTCTTGGTGCAAGACTAATACCGTCCCTTAGCTCTTTTGTAACAGGCATTGCGGGTGTGATTGATAAGCTCAATCATCTCTCACCTGCAACGTATGACACGATTGTAAATATTGTGAAGTTTGGGACTGCGTTTGCGCTAATTTCTGGACCCATACTTCTATTTATTGGTTTCTTACCTGCCCTTATCGCTGGATTTAGTGTGATAGCAGGAGTTGGATTGCCACTTATTATAATACTTGGCGCATTGGCAGTTGGCGGTTATCTCTTATATACAAACTGGTCAAAAATCCAGCCTGTTATACAAATAATTGAAAAAGCGGTAACAAGTTTTGTAGGTAATGCAGTAAAACAACTCATGGATTTTATCAACCAAAATAAGGCAACGTTTCAAGCTTTCTGGATTGATATACAAGCACTTTTTACTTTTGCTCTTGGGTTTATACAAGGATATTGGAATACAACATGGCAATCAATGGCAGCACTACTCAAAGACGCATGGGATGTAATGAAAGGCATAGTTGAAGTTGCATGGGGTTTGATTGAAGTAATTATTGATATAGGGCTTGGTCTTTTTACTGGCAATTGGACAAAAGCGTGGGATGGCATAAAAAAAGGGTTTGGCGACATCTGGAATGGCATAAAAGATATTGTCACTGGTGTTACCAGTTCAATTATAGATTCGGTGAAAGCTGCGCTAAATTCAGTAATTGGTTTTATCAACGGCGTTATTACCGGCGCAAACTCAGTAATGGGTAAAATACCTGGCAACCATCTGCAAATACCCACTATTCCTCATTTTGAGCAAGGAGGTTACGTACCAAAAACTGGGATTGCGCTTTTGCACGAGGGAGAGTTTGTCTTATCAAAGGCAATGCTGGCAGGTCAGTCATCAATGCCAAAGACAATACAGCAAACTACGAATAACAATACTCCAATTACTATCAATGCTCAAATCACACAGGAAATGGATTTAGGACTTTTAGCAAATAGACTTGCTTTTGCGGTAAGAAATTCAAGGTAATATGATAACAAACGTAACATTAGGTGGGTTTCAACTCACTACAAACCAAATACTTTTGCAAGGCATACAAAACGCCTCTTTTCCAGAGACGGTTTATACACGTTCAAAAAGAGGTGGTTATCAGGGGAATAAAATGCCAACACCTAGTTTTGCGTCTTATCAATTTGTTTTGCAATTTCAAATTGTAGGTTTATCTTTTGCTGATCTTAATTTGCAGCGTACAAACTTTTTTCAAATACTTGGCTATATTCACTCAGCAGGTTCGCAAACGCTTATATTAACTCGCTCAGACGGCAAACAATTTCAGATTGATATTCGAGCAATACAAGTAACTGGCGACTACTCAACTGACGACAGCAATAGCTGCATAGCGCAAGTAACATTACTTGCTGAGTATCCATTTTTACAAAGCGCAGTCCTGCAATCTCAAGACGTACTTATTTTCAATGGCGGTGGCATGAGCGTGCCAATGGGAGTACCGCTTAATCTCTCCAATGGGCAATCAACAGCAATAACACTTACGAATAACGGTAACTATGCAGCATTTCCAGTTTTTACTTTTATTGGCAAACTTACCAACCCAACTATTACTGATAACGCAACTGGACAAACGTTGAGCATCAATTACTCGCTTGCCGATAACACTCAATCTCTTATTGTTGACTGTTACCAAAGAACTGCGATACTCCAACCCTCCGGCAATATTGCAAGACAATATATTACAGGAACATTTTGGACTGTGCCGATTGGTCCATCAACTGTCACGCTTGGCAACTCAAATAACACAGATGGGGGTAAATGCACGGTAACATTTAGAGACACATATTTGAACGTATAAATTATGCCAGTAAATCAAGGAGCATTATCACCAGTTATAAAAGTGTACCTACTAGACGTTGGGACAGGCGATTTGTTTGAACTGCCTTATGAGTCACTCAATTTCATTGATGAATTAAATAATGGAAAGCAGGCAACAATCAATCTGGATTATCCAGCAATTTCTGCTATGGCAAAATTTTACCAAACAACAGTACAAGACTTGTTTACTGCCACGTTTCGTGAGATATGGATTGAAGTAACAATGCCAGGAGGCAATCCTACAAAAGTATGGTATGGAGTCGTTGCAGAATATAACCGTAGTAAAGATGCATCGGGTCAATATCAAATGAGTATTGCTGCTATTGATTACTTTTCTCTTTTTCAAAAAAGACGAACAGGACTTACCACAATTACCTTTACGAACACTGATCCTGCGACAATTCCATGGTCTCTGATAAATACATCGCAATTATCATTAGGAGCAGGTAGCGCATCAGATTTTGGCATTACACAGGGGCGTGCAGATACAAGTAGTTTGAGCATAACCATTTCATATAAAAACGCAGAGTTAAGACAAGAAATAATAAATATTTCAAATTATAAGCAAAACGGCACGTTTGATTTCGATATTGATTTTACCAAGAAATTTAATGTCTATGTTCCAACCAAAGGCTCAATACGATCCAGCATTGTTTTAGATGATAACAATATTATGGCGGATACGGTCAAAATTCCTTTACTATTATCGCTTACCAACTCAATTTTTGTTACTGGTGCTGGAGTAAATGATGACCAGTCGGGAGTCAATAGAAAAGCAAGCACATCAACGATCAATGCATATAAACTTCTTGAAGATCAAATTGCAGACATTGCTATTTCTGATACCAGTTTGCTTGCTGCAGAGGGAGATAGATTTTTAGCGTTGAATCAATTGCCACTGTATCAGATTTCTCTCAAACATGACATTGCGGATCCAGACATTACAACATATGACGTTGGCGATATTCTTGTAGTAAATGTGCCAGAGGAAGGCGTGAATTATCAGCAGTACAGAGTTAAAAAGCGCACAGTTGATATTGATAAAAGCGGTCAAGGAATTGCACAGCTTGATATGCTTTTAATTTAATTATGGATTTACTAACGCAACTTTTAAAAGATTTACAACTTAGAGTTGAAAAACTTGAGAGGGGTACGTTTTTAACAAAACTTACCATACCCTCAACTGGCTATTTTGTTATTAAAGTAGTAACAAGCGATCCCTCATCCCCAAAAACAAATGAAATATGGATAAACTCAAGCACAAACCAATTAAAATGGTATACAGGCAGTGCTACAAAAGCTGTTACCCTTTCTTAATTCATTTTTGTATAAGAAACTTCTTTCTCCTCAATACAATGAGATACCATGTCTTTACGTTCAATAAAATCAGGTGCAACAGCAATAACAGAAGCAGGCGTTTTACAATTTATTACAGACCTGCTTTCCCAATCCGGCGTTTTTGATATTCTTGCTGGGCAATTTAAAGTTACGGCTGGTTCTGGACTTGCGGTTAATATCGCCATAGGACGAGCATATTTACTCAATTCTGGAGGTAATGGCTATCCTATTTTCAATGACGCAACGATTACAAATCTCGCTATTAACTCCAACAGCTCTGGAAATCCAAGAATAACCTCAATTGTTTTATATAAGAATATTGGTGCATCCCCAAATGCAGATGATACGAATACAAACTTTGTTGTGGCAATTGATGGGACACCAGCTGCGTCACCGACTCCACCTAGCACATCACAAATAACTGCGATAACAGGAACGAACCCATATATCGTTTTGGCAAATGTTACTGTCAACTCTGGGGGTTCTACACCTGCTGCGATTGATAACACTATTATGCCACAAGTAAAATTCAGAACTGATATTTTTCAAGCGGACAATTGGGTTGCTTATTCTCCGACTGCTGGCTCAACTCTTACTCTTGATCTTTCGCAAGGGAAAAAGTTTCAAATCAATTTGCCAAATGGTAATGTAACCCTTTCTCTCAAAAATGTTCCTCTTAACTGTAAATCAATTATCGCAAGATTTACTCAACCTGCCAGTGGTAGCGGTACTATTACATGGTGGTCTGGTCTTTCTTGGCCAAATGGCGTAACTCCCACTCTTTCAACTACAAATAATAAATCAGATGAGTTTGGCATAAACTTTTTGTCTGTTACCAATGACACAACTAACACAAGTGAAGGAACAACTATTTTACAAAACTTGTAATTATTATGACTTATGGCGAAAAGACAATTTACAACATCCGATACATCTCCTTGGGCTGATAAATATACGAATGGTTCTGCTGGTGCAAAAACCTACGCTAGTAATCATCAAATGGATTCAACCGATGGCGCATACTATTCTCGTGTTTCCGGAAGCGCAGGAAATACTACCGCAAATACCCCAGATATAGCAGATGGAACATATAACCTGCCTTGTAAAATTATCAATGAATACTCAAATGCAAATCCAAACTGGGAATACAACTTTTTAATTTCTGTTAGCGGTGGAGTTGCTACATTCAAATATCCTCTTACCATTAACTGCAACTATAGCGGTCTTGGATCTCAGATCGTAACTGGTAATCCTTACTCAAGTGTAGTTATCAATAGCGGAGTAACAATCAATCCGCCAAGTTGGAATGGCAGTTATGGTGGCAGAATTGTTTGGTTCGCAAGAGATAGCTGGGTAAATCACGGCACGATAAATCTTTCAGGCTATGGTTTTATAGGCGGTTCAGGAGTTGGCAGCACTGCTGAAGGCTATACAGGCGAAGGTACAGGCGGAGTATCAACCCAAAATCAACAAGCTGCAAATGGTAATGGCGGTGGTGCTGGGGGCTACTCTAATAACTCACCCTGGAATCAGGGAAATGGCGGCGCAGGTGGATCAAATGCTACTTCTGGTCAAAACGGTAATGGAACAGGCGGCGGTAATAATTCAAATGGAGGCGCTGGAAGTACTGGTAATACAACATCAACTTCAGATGGGGTAACGCAAAATATGGGTGGAGCTGGTGGTTCAGGCGGAAATAATGGCGCAAGCGGTAATTCCGGAAACGGTGGAAATGGTTCAGGGTGTCTTGACGTTATTTCTCGTTCAATTACCAGCGATGGGTCGATTTACTTTAATGGCAACAGTGGCGGAGGTGCAAATTATCACGCAGGCGCAGGCGGTTCTGGTGCAGGAGGTTTTGGCATTTTCAAAGGACAGATTTTCAATTTATCCGGCACAATTCAAGCTCTTGGAGGTCCGCATGTTGTACGTGGTAATACAGATGAAGACGGCGGTTATGGCGGGAATGGAGGAATTGCTGTGTATTACGGACAAACTCAGTCTGTATCCACTAATCCAAGCGCAACTCTTATATTAGACACGATCTTAAACGACGCTGGCGGAGCGTTTGAATTTTTAATCGCATAACAATATGAATTGGACAGATATACGAGTTATTTTTGACATTATTTCAACTGGCGGTTTTGTTATCGTTGGTCTTATCTATTGGAAAAGTCAATCTACAAAAGCAAATAGCATAGCTGAAAAAGACTTAAACGAAACATTAAATGAGCTTCTTGAGGCAAGGGATAAGAAAATAAAAGACCTTGCAGAATTGGTACAAGAGCAAGGAAAAGAAATTGTACTAATGAAAGAAACGATTGAAATACTCAGCTCAAAGAAAACCGATCTTGAAGCACTCGTTATCCTTGCGTTAAAAGATTATTTCTCAACGCATCCGAATGTTGCTCATGCACAACAGGAGAAAGAAGATAAAAACCCCAAAAATATATAACAACTCCTCTTTTCCTCAGTACAATAGTGCATGAGAACCTATCCACAAATTTATTCTCAAAGGGATCCTCAATGGGCATCTCAAAGACTAGGAACAGTTGACGGTGCAACAATAGGACAGTATGGTTGCTACATTACCTCATTTGCCATGACTGCTGGGTATTTTGGACACCAAATTACCCCAAATGCGTTAGATGATATTTTTACAAACAAACAGCTCTATGCAAATGGAGATTTAATAAATAATGATGGCGATTTATCAAAAGTATTTCCGGATATTTTGTTTCAACAAGCATATGACTACAGTAATAATCCGGCAGACCTTAATTTACTAAAACAGCTTTTAGCTGATGACACGCTCGCAGTCATTATTGAGCTTGATTTTGACCACGATCCAAATGATGGAATTCAAACGCATTTTGTTTGTCTGCATGATTATGACGGAACTACATTTAAAATTTATGACCCGTGGTATGGTACTGATGATGACTTTTCCTTACATTACGGAAGTAACCCAGCGCAAACAATCCAGAAATTTGTTGTGTATAAAGGCAGTCCAGTTGGTGCAACCGTTGCTGTCAATGCAAATGTATTTCCGCAACTTGTAGACAAAGCGACAAAGTATGATGCTTTTAATGCAGCAGGTTACACAACAGTTGATGATGTCATTAAGAAAGTAGGTGACTTAACCAGTGCAAACACACAGTTCCAGCAGGATGTTCAAAAACTTCAAGGTCAAATTTCTGATATGGCGTCTGCAATTCAAAAGGTTAAAGATGAAGATATACAAGCTGTGGATGACTCTATAACAGCACAGCATCAACGTGACCAAGCAATCGGTGATGTAAGCTTTGTAAAAAATTTGCTTGGTCTTACTCCTCAAGCGACAGATGACGATATGCATACTGCAGTTACTGCAATGCAAACAACAATTAAGCAATTACAGGATCAAGTGAAACAACTTCAAGCCCAACCGCCACAAGTGAATCAGCAAACCGTAGCAGAAGCCCAAACAAATAGCCTTCTTGACTGGATTAAAAGTTTTTTTAAAAGGGGGTGAAGATATGACGCCTGGATATAAAACAACAGAATTTTACGCAGTCATTGCTGGTATTGGAACAATTTTAGTTTCTTTTGTGCAGCAAAATTGCTCATTTTCTCAAGATAAAGTTGTCGCTCTTATTTTTCTCGTTGGGAGTTATGTTGGAAGTAGGACATTTTTAAAGTACAAGAATAATCAAGCTTCACAATCCAATACTCAAACTCAAGTTTAATTATCTGCTGTAAAAACTAGCTAATGAGAGTTATAATACAGTTAATAACTATGGAGGAACCAGCTATGAATGAGAGAGACCTCGTTGGAAATACACCTGAACCTATTGCAACTCCTTTAGGAGAACCAAGAGAATTATGTGGTGATATAGCTGTAATAACTAGAAAAACGGGTGCAAGAATGGTATGGTCTGGTGATCATTCTGAACTCAGAGTCAATACTGCTTTATTTCCCAACGCTGACCAAGCCAGAATTTCAACTCTTCGACAAGTAGGTGGGCATCTTGGTCTTACTCAAGCAATACGTACTGACGCAAATCTTTTATTAGAAACTACTCGAACATATCCAGAAGCAAGTGAACCAATTCTTCGTTGGCAAGGTCTAGCAAGACTAAGAGAAAGTAATCCGAATATTCTTCGTGACCAACCAGTAGCACCTCAAAATCAAACACTTGGGCAAGAATTTCAGTGGGCGATTGATACATATGTTTTAACGGGTAAATATCCTGATCAGATGTCGGATACTGTGCATCAAGCAATACAGCGCATTCCTCAACCTAAAGGTCGTAGTTTAGTTGATTATATTGCCTCAGGCCGCTATTTAAAATTTGATGGACAAAATTTTGATACTCATCTTAAACCTCTTATTGAAGAACTTGCTGAAGCTGATCGTCAAACAGGTCAATCACAACAGTTTGAATATCGACCTTCACAAACTCAAGATGTTGCAGGAAGTAAAGAGCCGCTTCAAGAATCTGATATTGCTGTTCGCGTGACACCTTTTTATGGAGGTTATTATCGGGAACAAGTTTGTCGTTATGATCCAGCTACAAGGCAAATTGTCAAAGAGGCAGGCATAAAGGGAACTTGGTCGGTTGATGACGCACCGGATGATGAGTCTATATGGAAAACAAAAAGAACATATGAAGGAAGTATGCAGTCTGGAAAAGAAGCATTAGTTAAATTACCCTATAATGCTTTACCAATCGTCTCTACACTAACTCCAGTAAATGCACTTCAGTTTATGCGTGATGATTTAGGAATTATATCTGTTGACCCAAGATCGCAAGGACAAACATCTGATGCAGCAACATTTTCATTTGACTTTGTTCTCACAGAATCACCATCAAATCAGTTAAATATGCCGCCTACAGAACGTGATTTGGTGCCTGTAGGAGGAAACCTTGATCCTGATACACAAACAGTTCTGGATGATCTTTCTAGTCAAACTTGGATGAGTGATGTGCAAAAAGCAAGAGAAATTGCTATCTATGTTCGCAAAAAACTGCGTTATCCCCAAGATGAAGGAGAAATAGGGCAAATTGACTCTTTATATTTATCCGCAGGAAATGATCTATGGACTAAAATTGCTGAAACTGGTGTTGCTCATTGTTATTGGGCAAACATTTTTCGAGATGAATTATGCAAAAGGCTTGGGATTGCCTCTCGTATTGCAACCGGACCATATATTAATAGCAAAGACCCTCGATTTGAATTTGCAGTAGTAGAAGCACCAGGCTTAGATAAGCACGCTTGGGGAGAAGTATGGGATCCGGATAAACAAGCTTGGACACATCGTGGTATGGATGCTACTCCACCAAAAGCAAAAGATGATTCTGGAGATCAAGATGGAGAATCGCAATCTCTGGATGGTGATTTTGGTGAATCAATAGTTGAGCAACCAGAACTAAGCCAGGAAGAGATAGAACGTTTATATGATGAATTAAGTAAGCAAGATGAAACTCCTCCTCCTTCCCCAACTCCGGAACAACTTGCCGCTCAACAGTTCGAGCAGGAAAAAGGTGTAGCGTGGCGGGAATGGCATCAATTAGAATCGTGGATTAATGGTATAAATAAAACCCCTGTTCCGGCAGAAGCTTCTATTCGTCACAGGCAAAGTACAATATACCAGGAATGGCGTGATTTATTTGAACTCCTTTATAAGCGTCGAGAGATTCCCCATGAAGTATATAAAGGGCCGGTTAGACAAAGTGAAGGAGAGTTTTTAGATGATCCAGTAACTGCATACATAGATGTTCGTTCACATGACGACGATCCATTAGGTTACCAACGGATCCAACAAAAACCGAGAGAACGAATAGAAGTCTCAGTCTTTGATGACGACTTTATTTTAGATGTTTCTGGCTCTATGAGTGGTCAGCCCGCCGATGAACAGCGAAAAATGGTATTAAGTTCTGAGTATAATATTCGGAATCTCAATGATCGATTGGGACATTCACGATATAAAAAACAGATGACTACGCCTTTAAGTGTCCGTTCAAGAGTTGCGGTGTTTGGAGATTGGACAAGCGTGGCTCAGGAATCGACTGATACAATAACAGAAAAGGGCTTGGTTTCCCTTGACGGGGTTTTAAAAGCTCACAACCAGTCTTCAAGTGGATTACGTGAGTCATTAAAACAGTATAAAGATTCGCTCGATCCAAAGACTTTGCAAAAAATTCGTGAAGGAGGATACTCAAAGGTTTTGACTGTTGTTTCAGATGGAGATGTGACAGATCAGGCTGGATGTATTGCTGTAATTAAAGAGTTAAGGGAGGTTGGAATTATTGTTCAAGGTATTGGATTTGGTAGTGCAGCTCAAGATATTAGGGTAGTTTGCAATGATCCAGCTGATCCGGATGCAGCAGTTGTGATTGATGATGTTAGACAAGCGACACTTGTAAGACATAAGTTATTGATGAAACACTTATCAAAATTATAACAACTCGTGTATACTAATGATAGAAAGATATATGGCAGAAGATGCAGCAAATGTAGAATCATTTTCACCACAGCGAATTGCTCAAGCTCGTTCGCGGTTGGCACCGCTTTCGTTTCGAAGGTTTATGCCAAACGAGTCTAGGCCTGATAATCCTACACAATTAGCTCAACCAGAAGTACAAAGCAAATGTTTTGCAGTGCTAGGGTATCTTGAGGAATATCATCGTGCGCCTGAACGAAGTGTGCCTGATATAAAACTCGGTGAAGGTGAAGGACTGCAAAGTTTAGAAAGGCAGTTGGATGTTATATTAAAACCTCATCAAAAGCCGGGTTCTGATCATACTGTTGTCTCTCAAGAGGATACAGATGGAGAGAACCCCCTAAATGGTAATTCAGAACATCAAGAGTTAGTAAGACAGAGATTGTCTGATCTGTTAGCATTTCCTCAGGTAAGAGAGCTATTTGAACAAGAATTCGATTCAGAATTTTCTCAATACCAAGTCGCACGTCGTCCTATGCGAGAAGTTAGAGATATTGATCGTGTTACTGCTAAGCTTAGACAGGCAATTTATAGAAGATACTTAGACAGTAAACAACAGGCTGGAAAACTTACTCAAAGCTCTGCTGATCAAATTGGTCTTTTTCAAGGAAAATTAGATGAGTTGGAGTTACAAAAAAGAGGAATTGAAGAAACCGCCTCTCCCTCAACCGTTGGTTATCTAGAAACACAAAAGTTATTAGAGTATAAAAAAGAACTTAAAGAAAAGGGATTTGTCATGACCCCCTCTCGTGAACAACTTATAGATCGTATAACTCGTGAAGCACTTTCGGGTAAGAAAATTTTTCTAGTTGGCTCAACGGGTACTGGAAAAACACAGCTTGCTTTTTATGCTTTGAATGATTTAACAGGGGGATATGAAATTGTACCCTGGCATGAAGGCACAACACCTCGTGATATTTTTGGATACAGAGAATTATATGAAGATGAAGAAGGTCGTGTGCAAAGTGGTACGAAACCTGGTCCATATCCAAGAGCCTTAGAAAAGCAAGTTGGGTTAGTGCATGAAGAATTTACAGGTGGTTCGACGCGTACCCAGCTCTCTATGAAATATCTTATGGGTGCAAAACCAGGAGAGAAAGTGCATATACCTGGTTTTAATGGAGAGGTGCATGAAATTACTCCTAACTTTATTGAACTTTTTACTGGAAATCCTAAAGACGAAAGAACTAAGCAGCGTGAAGATATGGATCCTGCAATTTTGCGCGAACTGACAGGAATAGAAGTAAGTTATATGCCTGCTCAAGAAATGAATGATATTATTCGTGGAATGTTAATTGAAGAAAGCGGAGTATTAAAACTCAGCGTGTCTGAAGCTGAATATGTTGAGAGATTGACTAAAGCAGCCGAAATGATGCAAAGAATCCATAATCGTGACTTTGATGGCTTCTCAACAGAAATGAAAAGCTTACTTGGCATAGATCCACAAGGTAACACTGAGACTACGTTGAACACAAGCTTTCTTGATCCAGGAACACTGTTTAAACTCTTTAGTGAGTGGGAATTAGCTTCTGCCAGAGGACAAAAATTTGAAGAATATATGGCAGCAAAGATTGGTGAGTTTATTCAAGATCCAAAAACATTGAGTACTCCGGAAGAACGAAAAACATTGCAAAAAGTTCTTCACGCTTATGGTTTAACTACAAATGCTTCACCTGATGTACATGTGACGATTGAAGATCAAGAAAAAGGTTATATCCTTCCTTCACAAATGGCAGGAGAGATAGTACTAAGTAATGAAAATCCAATGGGAGTGAGTTCTACTCCTGCCAGAGAAAGAAGGCGTGAGGCAATGTCGGAAATACAAATTGCCGAGCAAAGAGCCTGGCAAGATGTATTAGGTGCTCAAGTGGATATAGCGCCTTTGCCTGGCTATGTTACCCCTGAAATACAGAGGAGATTAGAGGTTCTTGGTATGGAATTGCGTTTCGTTCCTAACCTAGATTTACTACAAAGCAGTTTAGGTACTAAGAGTGTTGGAGAATACTTACAAGAACTAAATGCCCTCTACCCTAATTGGAAACCCTATGAATCATTATCAGATCGAGAAAAAGCTGATCACTCAAATACTAGAAACTTACGAGAATGGTTTTGGGAGCAAGTGAAGGCAAATAATGTTAATTTCCCCAATCTACCTGGTCAATGGATGGCTGTTGAAACTATGCCAAAACCAAGCTATGGACAAAAATATCAAAGCTCTGCCTTAACAACGGCAATGGGACTTAATGATCGTTTTAATGTATCATGGACTAAAGCAAAAAAGGAACTGAATACGGCAAAAGGTTATATCAAAACGCAGGCTGGGTTAGATCGTGCAGGAATAGACCATCCTTCAGTAGACTTAAGATTATTGACAGCTGCTGAATGGAATTTATTAGGAAATCGTGAAGGATGGGGACAGACTGATACTTATGAGTGGGTAGAAGATGAATATCGGGGGTCCGGTGACTCGCGCCGTTTGTTGGTCGGTAGCTCTGGCCGCGGTGGTGCGTCGTACGTCGACTGGGATCATCCTGGCCGCTCGAATGGCTACATCGGTTTCCGTGCTGCGGTAGTTCTGGGTTCTTGATCGCTTGAATCTTTGGTTCTTTTGATTCTTTTGTTTTGGTCTTTTTAAACTTATATTCGAATATAATATGATGTTAATAAATAGCATTTGACCTTGATTTTCTTCTGTTAATTTTCTATACTCCACAGTAGATTTTGTTAATGTAAACATGGGTACTGCCTGTGTTTCACGAAATCTCTCTTCTTTTCTAGTCGCCTGAGTTTTGACGGGTACGCCTATCAAAAGAGTGCAAAAAGGAAGATGAAACTACTTGTCCTTTTTCGAAGGCTCAATTTATTGAGCCAAGTAAAATACAGGAGAGAATCTTTATAATCTAAAGACAATCTTGGTACGAATAAAACATTTGATTAAGAGCTATTAGCTATCGGTGGTAATAATGAGATGTACGTATCTCAGGAAAGAAAAGGGGCAATACACACGGGAGTCCGGTGACTCGAACCGTTTGATGGTCGGTAACTCTGACAACGGTGGTGCGTCGAACGTCAACTGGGATCATCCTGGCAACTCGAATGACAACATCGGTTTCCGTGCTGCGGTAGTATTATCTTTTCCTAAAAGAAAATGGCCTGCTCTATCAAGAGCAGGTCTTATTTTTAGGTGGATGAGGATTTAATCCACCCTCCAAGCATTTTGCCAATTTCTTGGAGAGATGATTCAAGTGCTAAGTATTTCTTATTATCAAGAATTTTTAAGTCTTTACATAGTCGAATGAATATTTTTGCTAAATCTAGTTTTGCACTCGCCTTTTGTAATATAGGAAGTTTTTCAGCTTTTGATAGGCTACCTGCCAAAGTAATTGCTTCGAGAAAATCAAGAAGTGCGTTTTCGCATCGCTGTCCAAGTGTATATTTATCTTTTTTAGGGAAATTGACTAAATAACTGTAAAAAAGCTTATATGTTTCGTATGTCTTTTGAAAGATAGGGAAGTCAAAAGTTCGATTAATTGTTTGAAGATCATGAAAATCTGGCATAATATTTATTCAGATATTACCACACTTGAGGCTATTTTCCAAGCATGGGATGGTTTTATTCAAGGAAAGAAAAAGAAAAAAGATGTAGTCGAGTTCGGTCGATATTTAGAAGATAATTTATTCTTGTTGAATGAAGAGTTAAAAAATAAGACCTACAAACATGGAGGATATAAATCATTCTATGTGAGAGATCCAAAAGTGAGACATATTTCAAAGGCAAAGGTTCGGGATAGGGTAGTTCATCATTTAGTAAGTAGCACCCTTGAAAATGTATTTGATCCCACATTTTATGCCTATTCTTATTCTTGTAGAAAAAATAAAGGAACTCATAAAGCAGTTGAAAAATTTGCTCAAATGTTGCGTAAAGCAAGCAAGAATAATACTTCTGCTATATATGTACTTAAATGTGATATTAAAAAGTTTTTTGCTACAGTTGACCAGAAAATCCTTTTACAACTTCTTTCTGAAAAAATTAAAGATAACGATTTTTTGTGGCTATTAAGTGAAATTGTTGGTAGCTTTCAGTCTGATTATACTTTTGATTTAGATGAGCCTAAAGGTATGCCTATTGGTAATTTGACCTCTCAGTTTTTCGCAAATATCTATCTTAACCCTTTAGATCAGTTTGTTAAGAATGAGCTTAAAATTCAATATTATATGCGTTATGCTGATGATTTTGTTTTCCTCTCGGAGGATCAAGAATATTTGAAAGAAGTATTATCAAAAATCGATAAATTTCTTAAACTTGAGCTTAAATTAACTCTCCATCCCGATAAGATTATCATAAGTAATTACTATTTAGGTATAGATTTTCTTGGATATATTATTTTCCCTTATTTTATTGTGCCAAGAACAAAGACAAAAAGAAGAATTTTTAGGAAAATCAATAAAAAAGTGCAGTTATTTCGAGAAAATAAATTAAGCTATGATTCGCTAAATCAAGCATTACAATCATATTTGGGTTATCTTTCTCACGCAGATGCCTATGAACTATCAAAGGAGTTGAAAAATCTGGTTTTATATTTGATGACTAATTAAAAATTGAAAAGTTCCTTAGCCTCGACTTTTAACGCTTTAGCTAACTTTTGTATGTTATCAATCGAAACATTTTGTTCGCCTCTTTCAATTGAGCCAATATAAGTACGATGGATATTTGCTTTAAATCCCAATGCTTCTTGAGACATTTTTGCAGCCTTCCTTAGTTCTCTTAGTCTTCTTCCAAATTTTGAGCGTAAATTTACTTGTGTCATACTACCAAGATTTATTTTAGGGTAGTATTTTGTAGTCAATAACTCTACAGACGATAACTAGCATTTCTCCTATATTTATGGTATGTTTTGACTATGATTATTGAACTAATTGAGTTTAAACTTATAGAAGGCATAAGCGAGGAATCTTTTCTAAAAGCGTTAAATAAAGCACAAGTAAGATTTTTTAATATACAAACTGGCTTTATTAGAAGGGATTTATTAAAGACCAAAGACGACACATGGATAAATATCTTTTATTGGAAGTCAATAGAAAATGCACAAAAAGCGGCAAAAGAATTCACTGAACATTCAAGTTGTCTTCCTTTTGTTCAAATGGTTTCTCCTATCAGCATGAAAATTACATATCTAGACCAAATAAAGACTTATAAAAGCAAAACACTAACCGAAAATAATAATAAGGCAATTTGATCTGAGTTAATAACAGTGTCTATATTAAGCTGCACTTATTTGGTAAAATGCTGTAGAGCCATGAAATTATCAGATAATGAAAAACGAGATATATAAAATATCAAAATTCTAATAAACAATTATTTAGCTTGCTATACTTTTATTGAGGAGAAGAAATAATGGCGCAAAAAAATTTACATACCGCAAAACAGCAAAAATTAGATGAGTTTTATACTCAGCTCGTTGATATTGAAAATGAGCTAAAACACTACAAGGACCAATTCCGCGGTAAGGTCATATTTTGCAACTGCGACGACCCGTACGAGAGTAATTTTTTTAAATACTTTGCGAACAATTTCAATCACTTCGGATTAAAAAAACTCATTACCACTAGTTATACTAAATCACCGATTGCAGGAATGCAGCTGCCACTATTTGAAGTAGAAGGTTTAAAACCTAATGGCAAGCAGCCATTTAAGGTAGAGATTAATGAGGTTCCGGACGGCGACGGCGACGGCGCAGTGGATCTAAGTGATGTGAGGTATCTGCTAAAGCATGACAAGAACACTGCCACACCTATCAATGGCAATGGCGACTTCAGAAGCAAAGAGTGCATCGATCTACTCCAAGAGGCCGATATAGTTGTGACTAACCCGCCATTTTCTCTGTTTCGCGAGTATGTCGCACAGCTCGTAGAATACGATAAAAAGTTTTTGATTCTTGGTAGCCAAAATGCCATAACATATAGGGATGTCTTCAAGTTCATTAAAGAAAATAAGCTTTGGTTAGGTTATGATAACGGTGGAACAAAGTGGTTTCAGGTTCCTATGGATTACAATATACCGACGGAGTCTAGAATAAAAATTGAAAATGGGGTGAAGTATTTCAGCATGGGCAGTATTGTGTGGTTTACCAATTTGGATACCGTAAAGCGTCACGAGAAGTTAGTTTTATATAAGAAATATTCTCCTCAAGAATATCCGACATATGACAATTATGATGCAATAAATGTGAATAAGTACAGTGATATTCCTTCTGATTATTATGAACCCATGGGTGTGCCGATTACGTTTCTTGACAAATACAATCCCGATCAATTTGAGATTTTGGGTATTACATCTGGGCGAGATGAGTTTGAGTCGAGACCAACAAAGCGGTATATAAACCCAAAACAAGTTAACAAGGATGGTTCTATCACAAATGGGAGCAAAGCTAATACGCGGTCGACGCTGCTTTCATCAACAAAACCAGACGATATTTACTATAAAGCCGATAATGCAGATGGATTTTTGTCTATACTTTATGCAAGAATTGTGATAAGAAACCAGAAAGTAGAGAAATAATTATGAAAATCGACTTGCATCGGATCAAAGTTCGCGAAGTAATCTCTGGCTACAAAGACAGTGCCGAAGAAGGCGTGGTGGCTTATGGCGGTAAACTTGACATTCGTCCAAAATATCAACGTGAATTTGTCTACACCGGTAAACAGCGTGATGCAGTAATTGAAACGATTAAAAACGCTTTTCCTCTTAATGTTATGTACTGGGTTAAAACAGACCAAGGAAATTTTGAGGTTTTGGACGGTCAGCAACGCACCATAAGCATTGGGCAATATGTAAACAGCGATTTTTCACTAAACGATCGGTTTTTTCATAACTTAACCGACGAAGAACAAAACCAAATTTTAGATTATGAATTAATGATTTACTTCTGCGAGGGAACTGACAAAGAACGATTGGACTGGTTTAGGATTATAAATATCGCTGGTGAAAAATTAACCGACCAAGAGCTGCGAAATGCCGTTTATACCGGATCATGGTTGAGTGACGCTAAATTGAAATTTAGCAAAACTGGTTGCGCAGCGTATCTACTGGCGAATGACGGTGGACAATATGTTAGCGGCTCGCCAATTCGCCAAGAATATTTAGAAACGGCGCTTTCGTGGATTAATGACGGCAAAATAGAAGATTATATGGCGAAACACCAGCATGACTTAAATGCTGATGAATTGTGGGTCTATTTCCAGAATGTGATCGCATGGGTGAAGCAAACTTTCATGAATTATCGCCGAGAAATGAGTAGCGTTGAGTGGGGTAAATTATACAATGAATTTAAGGATACAAATCTAGATCCTAACAAATTGGAAGCTGAAAGCAAAGTGTTGATGCAAGATGAGGATGTAACAAAAAAATCTGGTATTTATCCATATATGTTGACTAAACAGGAAAAATACTTGTCAATTCGAGAGTTTACCGACAAAACGAAGCGAGAAGCCTATGAACGGCAGAAAGGTGTTTGTTCAAAATGTGGTAAGAAATTTAAAATAGAGGAGATGGAGGCAGATCATATCACTCCTTGGATTGATGGTGGAAAAACTACTGCCGAGAACTGCCAGATGCTGTGTAGAGATGATAACCGACGAAAAGGTAAAATATAAACCGAAAAATTTTACCGAGTTAATAAATAGCTTTAGCAAAAATAAGCATGATTAAATTGTCTCGATCAAAAATAGAATTACTTTTCGATTGCCCCCGTTGTTTCTGGTTTTATGCCGGAAAAGGTATTGCTCGTCCATTTGGCGCTCCTTACACCATAAACAACGCAGTCGACTTTATCCTTAAAAAAGAATTTGATGTCCATCGAGCTAATGGAACTGCACACTACTTAATAGTTAGAGAAGGAATCGATGCGATTCCCTACATGCATGAGGATATTGATAAATGGAGAAACAATTTTACAGGCATACAATATCACCATAAAGCAACAGATTTCCTTATTTTCGGAGCAGTTGATGATATATGGGTTGATTCCGAAGGAAACCTTATTGTAGTCGATTATAAAGCCTCTGGCGCGAAAGAAGGAGAGCTTTACGACAGTTACAAAAGACAAATGGAGATTTATCAATGGATACTAAGGCAAAATGGATTTAAAGTGCAAAATCGTGGTTACTTTGTATATTGCAGAGTAAATAAAGATAATGGATTTGCAGATGGAAAACTTAGTTTTGATATTAAAGTACAACCATATGATGGAGATGATAATTGGGTAGAAAATAAGATATTCGAAGCTAAGAAAATATTAGATGGCGATATTCCTGATTCTTTCCCAGAATGTGCTTACTGCAAATATACCACAAATACTACTCATCCTTTCTAGCGGTTCTTCCCGCAAAATGTGAGGTATAAGTTACCGGCTTTTTGTTTCAAGTTGTGCTATAATATGACAGCAATTTCAAAGGCGCAAAGTTGCGCCTGGATGACAGAAATGACTGCCACCCAAGCGAACTTATAATGAGTTCGTTTTTTTGTTTAAAGAGATTCAAAATATGTCATATAAAAATAAAACTTATGTTGCATTTGATGGAGACAACGATATGTGGGCATATCGTCTGATGACTGCATGGAAGTCCAACGTAAATATGGATTTCAACTTCTATAATGCACACGATCTGAATAGTGCCCGCGACACCAGTACTGAGGAATCAATTAAATCTCAACTTCGGGAGCGCATGGCAAATGCAAAACAAATGATTTTGTTGGTAGGTGATAATACTAAATATTTACGTAAATTTGTTCCTTGGGAGATAGAGCTTGCGAGGAAAAAAGATATTCCGATTATAGTTGTGAATCTTAATAAAAAGCGTGACCACGACTCAACTCTATGCCCTACAGCAATTGGAAGCACAATTTATACAATACACGTTTCCTTTAATGTAAAGATTATCCAATATGCACTTGATAATTTCCCAACTTCATACCTGTTAGGCAAAGACAAAAAATCAGGAAACTATTCTTACAAGGATTCTGTTTATGAAGACCTTGGCTTATGAATCTCTTAGCTTACAAAACAACTATTTTTTCTTGGAAAACACTTAGGAAATTATTCTCATCTTTTCTTCAGGCTGTTGGAGCATTGGCGATATTACTTGGAATTTTAGATATTTTTTTCCCAAGTGTTTTCGCTTTAGGATACAAAGGTCTTCTTGGTATTAGCTTACTATCTTTAATTTGGGCATTGATAAAAATATTTCCCAAGTTGAAGATTTCACGCTACCTTGTGGAGCCAGACACAAAAATTGTGATAAAAATAGGGGATTTATTTAAAGAAGAAACAAACCTTGTTATAGGCATGAGTGATGCATTTGATACCGAAAAGGGAAATATAATTAAAGCGAAATCAATTCAGGGACAATTTCTTGCGAATGTCTATGGTGATGACCGCACGAGTTTAGATGCGAGTCTTGCAACGGCGTTGAGTTCCAGTTCTCCAACTCGAGACACACAAAAACATCAAGGTAAAAACATGCGCTATCCTATTGGAACTGTTGCAACGCTGTCAGTTGGTACGAAAAAGTATTTTTGCTCGGCATATAGCCTTATGGCTAATGACCTTAAGGCTCAATCTGATATTTCAATGCTTACAAAAAGTCTTGAAATGTTGTGGGAGGAAATCCGCTTAAAGGGGCAGCGTGAGAAAGTTGCAATGGCTGTATTGGGCTCTGATCTGGCAAGAATTGGAGAAGCTTCACATTCAAATCTCATAAAACTTATTCTCTCTTCATTTATTCTGGCATCCAGAAAAAAGAAAATTTCTGAACAGCTCACAATTGTTATTCATAGTGAAAATCTAGAAAAGGTTAACATGTTAGACTTAGAAGATTTCTTGCAAAATTTTTAAAATATGGCATATAGAAACGGTACATATATTGCATTTCATGCAAACGGGACATCTGATCCCACTGCCTCAGATATGAAATACTACAATACCTTGAAGATGTGGAAGGTGCGAGAAGAAAGTGAATTTCATTTCATTAATAGTCACGAAAAAACAAGTTCTGTGAGGGATACAAGCGCAAGAGAAACGCTTAAACGCTCCCTGATTACTCGTTTAAATAGTTCAAAAAATATGATTCTTATAATTGGTAATACCACTTGGCAAGATACGGATTGGATACCATTTGAAATAGCATACGCAGTGGATGAATGCAGTATTCCCATAATTACTGCATATACTGGCTATGATTCAATTTTAGCACCAGCTCAACTTTCCCATTTATGGCCAAAAGCTTTTGCTGATAGAATCAATAATAATACTGCTCGCGTAATTCATATACCGTTCAAACAAAATCCTTTAACAGATGCCGTTTCTCAATTTCACATAGACAATCTACCTGACGGAGGATTAGTATATTATAATAGAGAGACTCAGATACAATGGGGATTAATAAATCCCTTCAAGTAAAAAAAATATGGCATTTGACGAATCAAAATATAAAGAAGGCTATTCAAGTGGAGTTGGAGGAGTCGTAACAAGTAACGGGAAGGTACTTCTTGTCAGACGTGTAAGAGGAGAAGACATTGGTGAGTGGGCAATTCCTGGTGGTTTTGTCGAACAAAAAGAAACAATAGACGATGCCATAAAAAGAGAAATTCTGGAAGAGACTGGTGTTAAAACTGAGTTAAGAGGACTTATTGCTGTAAGAAATAGAATATATAAGAACGAAAATAGTGCATATTTTATTTTCTTACTTGTAGCTGATAGCGAAAAAATAACTCCTGAAAAAGCTGAGGTAGATAAAGTGAAATTTTTCACTCCTGATGAAATCTCAAGTTTAAAAGAACTTCAAGCATTAAGTAGGATTATTATTACTAAGGTTTTAGAGGGTAAAGCGAAAGTATTAACATGTGTGAATCAAAATGATTTCCCAGAAGAAAAATATAGTATCTTTGATTGATTAAATAGTTAATGAGAAAAGAGCGTAATGATAGCTATTCCAATAATCATAAACAAACCTATTCCTATAATCCAAACAACATACTTATTAGAATTTTTGCGCATATCGGTAATAAGAGGATAACTGAAAGTTTTATTTTCTGTTTCTTTGAAAAACTTTAGCATACATTCTAATTGTAACAAACACCCTTTATAAAAGCTTCGGATTTTTTTCTTCCTGAGGTTTTATTAGTTCTTCGGAATCAATTCTGGGTTTATTTACAGCTGTAGATACGCTATGATGAGTCATCTCCTGGCTTGGATATGGGTGAAGTAATGGTAATAATCTTTCTGGTTCAATAACATCCGGATCAAGCCAAAATTCTTCGTCCTCCTTTTGTAATATTACCGGCATTCGGTTATGTATTGGAGCAACAACATCGTTAGGTACAGTTGTGATAATCGTATAGCTGTAAATTTCTTTACCGTCCTTCGGGTCTTTCCATAAGTCGTAAAGTCCGGCAAACGCAAATAGGGCTTCATCTTTCAGGTGAAAATAATAAGGGGTGCTTGGTTTTGTTGATTTATCCCACTCATAAAATCCTGTTGCCGGTATTAAACACCTTTGAAAACGAAATGGTTTCTTATATGTTGGTTTGCTCTCAATTCCTTCAGCACGAGCATTAATTGTTTTATAGCTCATTGTGGTATCTTTCGCCCAGTGAGGAATTAAGCCCCAGAACATAAATTGTAGTGAATTTGGACTATGTTTCGTAACAATCGGTTGCATGGTCCCGGGGGCGATATTATAGTGAGGTTTTAAGTCAACAGATTGGTTTTTAATCTCAAATCGATCATAAACCTCTCTCGCATTCTTAATTGAAAAGCCATATCTGCCACACATAGCAATATTATTATATACTTCTACCACTTGAAAGTAAACGGTACGTTTAGTATCATAATAGGTATGGATATTGAACAAGCGATTAAAAAACTCAGGCAATTTCATTATAAGCATAGAAGAATGCCATCTTATCAGGAAATGTGCAGACTTTTTGGTTTTGCTTCCAAAAAAGCGAGCTTTGATCTAGCAAAAAAACTTATTGATCTTGATATTGTCCGAAAGGATAAAAAAGGTAAATTACTACTGAGGCATAATCTTCTTCCTATTCCCGTTCTCGGAACCATTAAAGCTGGTATGCCTACAGATGCAGAGGAACAAGTAATTGACGAGGTTACTTTTGATGATTATTTGGTTGATCGGCCAGAATTTTCATATCTGCTTAAAGTATCCGGCGATTCTATGATTGACGCAGGCATTCAAGAAGGTGACATTGTGGTGGTAGATAATAAAATAAAACCAAAAGAGGGAGATATAGTTGTTGCGAATATTGATAATGAGTTTACGCTTAAATATTTGCAGAGCGAGAAAGGTAAAATGTGCCTCGTTCCAGCAAACGCAAAATATTCTAAAATTTATCCAAAAGATAGTTTAACAATTGAAGGTGTTGTCGTAAGTTCAATGCGAAAATATCGCTAAAACAATATATAATAAACGTGTATGAAATTAATGTTTCTTGATGAGTCTGGACATCATAATTTAGATCCTCAGAAGATTGATCCCACTTATCCAATATTTGTACTTGTTGGCTGTATATTTGATGAAAAGTATTATCAAGAAGATGTCATTAAAAAATTTAATGAATTTAAGAAATCTTTTTTTAGCTCCGAGGATATTATTTTACATACCTTAGAGATGACACGACCTTTGAAAACAAAAGAAAGAAGGTATGATAAGCTCAGTGATCCGGATTTTAGAGTAAAGTTTTATCAGGCATTGAATACGCTTTTAGAAGAAATCGAATTTACATTAGTTGCCTGTGTGATTAAAAAACCTGCTCATCTTGAAAAATATGGAGTATCAGCCCTTGATCCTTACCTATTATCCTTTGATATTTTACTTAATGAATTTGTTTTGTCGTTGCCAAAAGGTGAGCGGGGGAAAATAATTGCTGAGAGAAGGAACAGCGTTTTGGATAATCAATTGGAATTAGCATGGTTAAATACAAAAATAAACGGGACAGAGAAAGTAAAAGGTTCAGATATTAAAGAAAAGATCGAAAGCTTATCTATGACTCCTAAATCTGCAAATGAAATAGGGTTACAAATAGCAGATTTGGTAGCTACTCCTATTGGAAGACATATTTTAGAAATACCGAGAAAGCCTGGTCATGGAGTTGAGTATGTAGTCTTAGAAAAGAAATTTAGAAAAAGAAGAAAGCATGCAAGCTCTGGATTAACTATTTTGCCCAAATAAAAAGAGGGTCCGCATCCGCAGTCCCTCTTAACTGTTTATATTCTACCACGTTATATTACAATTTTCAAGTGTCAATTTAAGCTGGAAGGTAGACATACTTCATCGTAATTTGCCACTGGTCTAGGCTATCCGCACAATACCCAGTTGGGCAAAAAATTGCAGTGGAGCGGTGGTGCTATTTCGTGATATTCCTAGACTCGTATTCGGGAACGGCCTATTTCGCCCTCGCTAGATACGCCTTTTTACCTTTGTATGAGTACCACCTCAGGAGCATCTAGGCACAAAGTAGTGTGTTATTACCAGCCCCACATTCCGATTATAACGTATTTTAATAGTTTTACAACAAATCCTCAATTGCTCCTTGCAATCTAGGCAAACTCCCGTTACCATCACCCACCATGCTTTGTCGAGGCTGCAAGAAAGATAAGCTTAAGTCAGAAATGAATAGGAAGAATCGGTATTGTCGAGTATGTTGGAAGAAAATCAGGCAAAAACGCTATATGCAAAAGCATAAAGCTCAAATAAAGGAATACTTTAAGCAATGGTACGAAGAAAAAGGCAGAGAAAACAGAAGAAAAAAGAATTATCCCAAAAGGAATAGGCGAATGCATGAACTATATATGGATAAAACTAAGCATTTGTCAATTAATGCGATTGCAAAAATGTTTCAAATAAGTTCATTAACTGTTGAAAAAATTATAAAGCAAGAGGAAAATAAGCGGAAACGCATCATTTCACAAACAAAGTAAATGCGAGAGAGTTTGAACCTCTTTCAAATTTATAGTTAAATCGCTCATCAGTATCAATTTTAAAGCTTTCGATTAAATCTTCCATCATTTTGATAATTTCCTTCGGATCAATGTTCTTCCGGACTAGTGGGTGTCTGTAGGTTGCTTTTTTAAGAGTTTCATCTGCTAAATGAACATAGTTATCATATGTTGTTTGAATGTCCTTATGTCCAAGTAAAGAAGCAACCATGGTAAGATCAACTCCTGCTATAAGCAACTGAGTTGCGAAGCTATGACGGAAAAGATGGGGGTGTACTCGTTTTACTACCCCTGCAAGCCTTGCTCGTTTAATAAGATCAATTCTGAAATCTTCTGCGTGTACTTTCCCACCAAGGAGGCTTGTGAATACTAAATCTTCCTGCCCCTTTCCTTCTGTGAGTAATTTTAACCTTGATATAAGTGGTTCAGTTATGTGAGCATGACGAATTTCTTTGTTTTTCGTTTCAACAAATGTTGCTTTTCCAGCTGATAAATCAAGTAGTTTTAATTTTAGGGATGCAGCTTCGTCAAAACGGCAGCCTGTATAGGCAAGAAACATGCAAAACGTACTATGAGTAAGATCAAGCTTTCGTGTCGTTTCTTGAGCTGAAAACGTTCGGAATCTCCCATATTCTAAATGTATGCTTAATATCTTTTCTATTTCTTCGGGCGTAAGAATAATAATAGTTGGTTTAACTTTAGTAAAAGCAGTAAAGCTTTCAAAGAACCTATTTTCTATGCCTCTATCTAGTAAATAGTCTTGAATGTAGCGAAGCGTGAAAAAATAGGTATTGAGGGTATTATTATTTAATCCTTTTTGTTTGAGGTAATAAAAGAACTCTTCTACAGTGTCTTTGCTAATCTCTTTATTATTTTCTGCAAGCCATTTGTTAATGATGACGAACCGTACTCTACACATTCGTATGGAATTTGTAGCTAAGCTCTTCTTAATTGTTATAAATCGTATGAAGTCTTGCTCGTTCAT